AGACTGACCCGGATGTCCAATATTTCCGGAATGGCAAATGGGTCCACCATCGGACCGCGACAAACGCGGGCAGCGTAGTCGGCTTGCCTACCAGGAAGACGCCGCCGAAGTACCGATACTTGTATCCCCTTGATGACGCCATGCGCCGTCAAATCGAGCCTCTCCGGCGGCCTTATCCAAAACGTGAACGTGCGTCCGAAGTGTAGAGCTCAGCACGCCCGGCGGCCAGCCGGGAGGGGGCGGTTCGCGCCCGACCCGGACGCTCCAATATCGGCAGGTGATCGTAATGGGCAAGCGTGGCCCACAGCCAAAACCTACAGCGCTGCGAGTCCTGCAGGGGAATCCGGCCCATCGGCCTTTGCCGGTTGACGAGTCCAAGCCGCAGCCTGTTGCGCCCAAGTGCCCATCATGGCTTATGCCCGTGGCGAAGAAATTGTACAAGGAACTGTCGGCCAAGCTCGAACCGATAGGTCTACTGACAGAGGTTGACGGCCAAGCCTTGGCCGGATACTGTCAGGCCTATGCACGGTGGAAAGAGGCGGAGGAGTTTCTGGCCAAGGCGAAAACGACTGTTACCAAGACCAAGAGCGGTTATTTGATGCCATTGCCGCAGGTTGCGATTGCCCAAAAAAGCCTGGAACTGATGGCCAAGCTTGGCGCAAAATTCGGCCTTTCCCCGGCTGATCGTGTCGGCCTGGGGGTGAAACCCCGTGAGCAGAAGAGCAAGTTCCAAGCCTACCTCGAAAAAGGCAAGGCCAAAAGCGCAAAGCAAGCAGGCCAAGCCTAAGCCCATCCACCCCGTAACTAAATATGCCCAGGACGTTATTGCCGGCCGGATAGTGGCCGGCAAACTTGTGCGGCTTGCCTGCGAACGGCACATCCGGGATCTCCAGACAGGTTGGCGGCGCGGGATTTACTTCGACGAGGCCGCCGCGGATCATGCCCTGGCCTTCTTTGACTTCCTGCATCACTACAAGGGCGCCCGCTGGGAAGGCGCAGTATTTAAGCTGGAGCCCTGGCAGGTCTTCATTGTCGGCTGTATTTTCGGCTGGATGCGGGCGGACGGGACGCGGAAATACCGGAAAGCGTACATCCAGATCGCCCGGAAGAACGGCAAAACGATCCTGGCCGCTGGCATTGCCCTCTACATGCTCATTGCTGATGGCGAGCCAGGCGCCGAAGTCTACTGCCTGGCGACCAAGCGCGACCAGGCCCGGCGGCTGTGGGAGGATGCACGGGAGTTTGTTGCCAAGTCGCCTGAGCTGACCGAAGTTATTCAGATATTTCGCGGCACGGCCCGGCTTGTCTACGAGAACTGCTATTTTACCCCGCTGGGTTCCAATGCGAACACCCTGGACAGCCTAAACCCTCATTGTGCCATAGTGGACGAGATCCACAAGCTCCAAAAGCGGCGTGTCTGGGATGCCATGGAGACAGCCCAAGGCGCCCGGACTCAGCCCTTGCTTCTGGGCATCACTACATCGGGATTCGACCAAGCGGGGATCTGCTACGAACTCCGGACCTATGGAGTTGACATCCTGATCGCGGGCGACGATTCGGGCGATAACTTCTTCGCATACATCGCCGAGATGGACGAGGGCGATGATTGGGAAGATGAGCGTAATTGGATCAAGGGCAATCCGAATCTTGGGGTGAGCATCCAGATCGAGGAGCTGCGGGAGGAGTATGAGAAGGCCGCCCGCATCCCTGCGACGCAAGCAACATTTCGATGTGATCGATTGAATCAATGGGTTATGCAGTCGGAGATCTGGATTCCTCTTAGTTTATGGGATGCCAACGCGCGGGATGAGCATGGCAACCCGCGCAGCGTGAACGAGGAAGCCCTGCGCGGCCGGCTATGTTTCGGCGCCCTGGATCTGTCGCAGTCGCAGGATC